AAGACTCCACAGTCATGACCCCACGTAGATTTAAACGTGATTTGGGTTTAAAGGCGCTCTTGGATTTACCAGAGCAGCTGAGAGCTCGAACATGTGCGTTCGTGAGGGGAGATCAAGAAAAGATCCACTGTTGCTACAAAAGACACGTAGAACAGGTCCAGATCATAGATCCCAAACGAAGGAAGTTCTTTAGCTCCTTCTCCAAGATACTCGACTCAGGCTGTGATTTAGCTAGGGGAATTTCCACCATGCTAACAGCGTATGGGTTTAGAGTAACTGTAGGGAGGTACAGGTCGTTGGCCGCCAATCTTGTCGTTTCTTTTACGAGCGGCTATAGTTTGGTGAAGGGACGGATATCGTCGATTGCGACGCGTCTGTTTCCTGATAGCAAGCCGACTGATCATGTATCGTACCTTGCAGTCCCTGGTTGGGCTGGGAAATGTATCCGAGATCTTGTCCGGAACATTCTCAGATTTGGGACCCGTGACGAGCGGGCCAGCGCTTCAATGTCTTTTCAGAAGCTCACCCAAGCGCTAAATATGGGTGATGCAGTGAGCATCGATCAACACCACGCAAAATTCTCTGAGCGTGAGGAGCCATCTCGCAATAAATGCACTGAGGCTGTGTTGAAGAGCTACATCAAAAGAGTCGTCTCTGTTGTCTACCACAAAAGGGGATACAGAGCTCCAACTCTTAATGATTTGCCTTTTCATAACGGCGCCTCGGACGCTTTGCGCGTAGAGGGCGGTTCTTTTTACAAGCTCGCATGCGAAAAGGGCTTCAATAAACGATGCGATTATGTCGTCGACCTTAGAGGTCGGAGGGTCATCGTACCAGATGTTCTGGATTGGATGGCTTTTGATAAGGAGCTTGACCCTGAGAGCGTCGATCTTGACGATATCTCGGGCTCCTATCGGATTTCTCACTCTGTTGGCAGAGGAAAGATTCGAACGATCGTGATGGGACCGGCATTGGCCAACCACTACGTTCATAAATATCAGAAGACGTTCATGGAGCCTATCTGGGAACACCCCACCTTCTTCTATACGTCCCATAGTGCCTCACGAGAGCCTGATGGCTTCGTTACCGGATTAAGTAATGGTACCGGTGATAATTACCTTTCTGGTGATTATCGAGATTGCACTAATGCCTTCTCACCCGATTGGTCTGAGTGGGTAATCAGGGCCGTCGCGACAAAGTGTCGTCTATCGAGCCAAGTCGAAATCGATATCCTTTGTGAGTCGTTTAGACTTCAGACACCGTTCTTTTGTGGGCAACCGCAAGGGAATGGGCTCTCATTCGCATGCTTGTGCGTAATTAACCTCGCCATCTTATGGATGTGCTACGAGATTGAGGTAGGTAAGAAGGTACACCTTGAGGACCTTCCGTTCCTGGTTAATGGTGACGACTTTGTCGCCAGAGTATCATCGACCTTTAAGATCATATGGGCTCATATTTGCCATATGCTGGGTCTAGTTCC